ACACAGATGTTGTAGGTTTTGCCGGTTTCGACGATGGCGCTCAGGGTGTGCTGACCGTTAATCAGCTTGCCATTCACATCGAACATGATGTCATTCACGTGAGGGCAAAAGTCCTCTTTTAACATCTCACGAATCAACATTCTGACCTTGTTTGGGTTGATGTCGCGTTGAAGCTCGTGGTTCTTACTTAAGAAGGTTTCAGCCTTTGCAGGCGTGATCTGGTCATAGCTGACCGAGACGTTGGCGTTGCCCATTGGAACGGGAAGTGAGTAGGAAATCGCTAGCCCTGGTGTCACCCATGACTATCGAGTAATAGATTATCCCTTATCTGGTGTGCGTCAAGCCGATTCATGTCACCATTCACACAGAATCGCCAATCAACCTTGGAAATCCCCAATCACCGCGTGGAACGGGTAGACGACATGACCATTAGCTACATCCTGCGGGCGATCCAGGCTTATGCCACCACGGCTGAGGGGCGGCAGGGACCACTAGGCGACAGCCTCTATGGCCGGAAAGCCTATGAAGCGATTGCCCGGCTCGGTGCTGATGGCCGGGCGTTGGTACGGTTCGATTACTAGCGCCTAACGGCTGCTTTCTTCTCCGCTAGGTTCAGGCTCCAGTTGTCGGCGTTCAACCCATAGGGGAATTTATGGCGCCCCTGCCAAGGAACCCCGGCAGACAAGAACCATTCCCCAGCCTTTTGATAAACGCCAGGGGATCGTGTCCCGTCTCCACATAGACAAGACAGGATCACGTTAATCCTGCTTTTGGTGGTGCTGGTACGCCAGCCGCAGTCCGACACTTCCAAGATTTGATCGGCTGGCCAAAGCTTGCAAATCACGTTTCCGTGAAGCTCAACCTTTATTACCCGTTCATAGTCAAACGTACCTGCCAGGCCATCATGAGCCTGCAACACTTCCATATTGGCCGATCGCCAATAGGTGCCGGAGTGTTCCGGCTCCCAGAACAGATCTCGGATGGCCTGGATCGTCTGCGCTTCGATCTTCCTCACTGTTGAACCTCGCTGGTGTTTAGGTGGTAGTTGCTGTTTTGTAAAAATCGGGCGGCCCGTTGAGCGTCTCCCAGGCTTTCGTATGCCTGGAAATCTCCGCACGTTTCGATCTCGCCGGAGTCAGCACAAAACCGGAGAGTCCACATCCGGGGCTGCGCTTCTACGTAACGCCCGCCCGAGAGATAAGCACTCTCGAACTGCTCAGACGTGACGAAATAAGCACCCGCTGGAACGGGGAACACAACGGACGAAACCCGAGAGCTGAAAAACCGGAGGTTCCCCGGAGAGAACCACCAGGCTCCGGGCGCTAAGCCCTTCTGTTTGTTTAAGGCCCTTGAGCGGGCCTTGATCTCTGCCATCGTGTGGATCATCCGACTGCCCCGTGGGTTTCGCTTAAGTCGTCCCAGATGCCACCGGCATCGATCACCGCATCTCGCTCCGTTTGGAACGGTCCCACGGCGTCACCATCAGGCATGCAGCCGGGGAAACACGGCCACCAGTACCAGCCAGGCTCAACGGTCTCACCGTCAAGCCTGACGCCTGCCAAGTCGCTGTAAAAGGCTTCCAGCGACCCATAGCCCGTGCCGGAGTCGCTGGCGAATTCGTAATAACTCATCGCGCCACCATGCGATTGATCTGGGTTCCGCTGTGCTGGGTCGGTTGCTTGGCTAGCTCAGCCAGCGCAACATGCCACGCTGTGCCGATCATGCCGACGCAAAACAGCGCCATGCACACATCGTGGATCTGCTTTTCGTAACGTTCGATCATCGTCTTGATTGGTTGGATCGTTTGTATTCGTTGACAGCCAGCTCGTGGCGACTGTTTGGAGAGAGACAGCAGCCGGAGAGCGTTAGGAGTCGCCCGGGTCGGCTGCTGTTAGTGCTGTTCAGCTGTCAGCAGCTTGCAGCGTGCGCTGGTGGATCGTCTCGCGCAGTGCTTGCCAGCCTTGAGCGCTGAGGAAGATGTGAAGCGTGTCGCCGTTATCGCTGGTGATGCTGAGCAGTGAACTCACCTGGCCGACTCGCACGTCTGAGTCGTCTAGATGAACGGTGAGGTGCTGTGTGGTCTTGGTGCGCATTGGTTCGGTTGAGTAGAACGAAGGGCAGGGTTTCCCCTTTCCCATCTCATATTAGTTTATCACCCAGGGATTCGTCAATTATTTAATTGCCATTCACGCGAAGCCATTCACGCGAGGGAAACCGTTTGGATCACGCGCCTACCACGCGACCAGCCAGCCCGGCTAGGGGGGCAGTGTTGCAAAATGTAACTTTGGTTCACGTTCGCGAGGAACCTACACATATATCCGCTGAACAGTCGATCAAGTAATAAAAAAACCCCCTTAGGTGGGGGCAGGGGTCTGAAGTTGAAGGCGTGGGGATCAGTCGCCCTTGTCTTCGATGGAGATCTTAAGTTCCGGCGCTTGGATATTGACGGTTTCAACGGACTCACCGATGACACGTCCGATGGAATCAAGCACTTGGCTAGCGGTTTGCAGCTGTCCTTTCTTGAGCGCCTGATGGAACAGCTTGGTTCTCATGTGTTGCAGACGAGCGAGCATATTGTCGCGGTCAGCTTGCCAGTCTTCATCAACGAGCAACTTGACTTCGCGCCAATCGCGCCAAGCAGTTTCAATCGAGACCTGTTCTTTCTCAGCGTGATCGTACACAAGCGCCCGAGCTGACAGTCCATCCAACTGCCTTCTATACAGTCTCCGAATACGCTCTTGCTTAGCTTGTGTGGTGCGATCAGTGAGGGCCATCTATATCGACCGTTTTTTCGATATTAACCGCCCACACACCCTTCTGGCACGCATAGAAGGGGGGTAGGGGTTGAAAAAGCAGTTAATGTTTCCGGTATGGCAGTAAAAACAGAACCCATCAACCTCAGGTGGGCACAAGGACAGGTTTATTCGAGCGAAAAGCGCTTCCGAGTTTTGGTTGCGGGCCGCCGATTTGGCAAGTCGTACCTCTCATGTGTTGAGCTGGTGCGTGGAGCGATTGAAAAACCAGGCGAAACCTTCTTTTATTGCGCTCCGACTTATCGGATGGCCAAAGATATTGCGTGGCGAGCGTTAAAAAAGCTAGTTCCGAAGGTTTGGATCCAAAGCAAGAACGAAACCGACCTACGAATTGAGCTAATTAACGGTTCAACTATTGAATTGAAGGGTACAGAGAACGCAATGGCGTTGCGGGGCCGCAGTTTGAGCGGTGTGGTGCTGGACGAAGCAGCATTTATGGATTCGGAGGTGTGGTTTGAGGTAATTCGACCTGCTTTGGCAGATAAAGAGGGTTGGGCGTTGTTTATTTCGACGCCAGACGGTACAGCTAGTTGGTTTTATGACTTGTGGTGTTATGTCCCCGAGGACGAAACAGGAGATTGGCAGCGATGGTGCTATACGACGATTGAAGGAGGAAACGTCAGTAAGCAAGAGGTCGAAGCAGCCCGCGCTCAACTTGATTCGCGCACGTTCCGCCAGGAATTCGAAGCGTCCTTCGAGAACTTAACGGGCTTGGTGGCCATCAGTTTCTCTGACGACAACATCTCGACAGAAGCCAAGGACATTTCGATCCAACCCTTGTTGTTGGGCGTTGACTTCAACGTGGATCCCATGTCTGGCATCTGTGCAGTCAAAGATCAAGACACGTTGTATGTGTTTGATGAGATCTTGCTGCGCGGTGGAGCGACCACTTGGGATTTTGCGGAGGAGGTTACCCGTAGGTATGGCGTGGATCGCAGAGTCATTGCTTGTCCTGACCCAACAGGCGGTGCAAGGAAGACGAGTGGTGTGGGCGTAACGGACCACGCAATCCTCAGACGTAGTGGCTTTACGGTTCAAAGCCCCAGATCGCCGTGGAAGATTCGCGACAAGATTACAGCGGTCAACACTGGCCTAATGGATGCTTCTGGAACGCGAAGGGTCAAGATCCATCCGAGGTGTAAGGAGCTGATCAAGTCGTTGCGAACGCTGACTTACGCACCAGGCACTGGGCTTCCTAACAAAAATCTGGGAGTGGACCATGCGTTCGACGCTTTCGGGTATCTTGTGCTTCAGCAGTTCAACTTGGCCAAGCCTGAGGCCATGGGGACTACGACATACCGCCTGTATTAAGGATGTTTCGTGCTTTGAATGCGCCCCTCTGTCCCAAGTGCGGGTCAGAAGACACCCGTGTTTTGGGGAAATACACGTCGCAAGAGGGGGATTCAGTACGAGACCGTGTTTGCCGTGAGTGTGACCATCGTTGGAGGACTTTGCAGCCACCGGAAGAGGTGCTGGACCCATCAGTTTTGGTCAAATTTTCGCGTTGGAAGTCACCTGAGGGCAGTAGGCGTCAAGTAACGCTGGAATACGCCTCTAAGGCCCGTTAAACTAGGGGCATCCCATTGTTTATTTGTCATGCCTGGTCATTACGGAGCCGGTGGCAAGAAAAAGCCCAACGGCAAAAAGAAGGGTATGAAGAAGGGCAGCAAGAAGATGCGGTGCAGCTGTGGCAAGTGAAAACGTCCCAGTAAACAAGGCGCTTTACAGCCGAGTAAAGGCCGAGGCCAAGCGCAAGTTCGCGGTTTATCCGAGCGCGTATGCAAATGCGTGGCTGGTACGCGAATATAAGAAACGTGGTGGCACTTATCGGAAAGCAACCAGTGGCGGAACGAAAAAAACCACGAAAACCCGCAAAACCAAAAAGTAAAGGCCGTGGTGGCCTTGGCCGATGGTTTGACGAGAAATGGGTCGATATAAAGACCGGGAAGCCTTGTGGCCGCTCTAAAGGTGAAGAC